GCCCATTTTCGTACCGTTTTCCGTGATAGAAATAAATTCGAGTACACAGAATGCAATGGCTGCCCCATCACCTGCGTACTCGATACCTGGAATAACTAGTGCCAGTAAATACACTGAGCCAACTAGCATTAAGTAATAAATTTTTCGGATAATACCGTTGAAACCAATACGACTGTTAAGGTTTTGATTAATAACTCCGCTCATAATACCCGTGGCATAATCAATTGCCATAAATGCAATTAATACTGTTACGGCCATACCTAGTCCATCCACTGAATAGGACACAAGTGTGCCAATTACTCCACTTACTGTTGCTATCCATTTTTCCATTTGAACACTTCCCTTTTCAAATATAAAAGCCCTCCACAGATGATTGTGGAAGGCATAAAAAACTTAATTTCAAATTTGTATTTAATTTGTCTTTGATAATGCATCATATATTTCATTTGAGTTAAAAGTTCTAAAATTGCTCCTTGTATCACTCTTAGAAAGTTTTCCATTTTTCAAAACTCTGTTGCAAAAATATGAACCTTGCAAATTACTTTCTTTTAATACTTCCCATAACCCATTTACTGATTTTGAAGAATGGTTAATTATTTCAAACCTTTGCCCTGATTCAAATGTATGATTATAATCCACTTTATCTTCGCGGTAATAACTTGATTCGTAAAACCTTTTTGATAAACTCATAGAAATCTCATCCCCTTTTCCATCTACTTTAATTCGACAGAAAGAAATGATATCCTTCAAATTCCCAAGCGTTTGGGAATATAAAAAGCACCCTCAACTGAGAGTGCCTTCAAGATTTACTTTTCACAGGTTCTTTTCCTACATATAAAAATGATTTTACTACTCGTCCTGTTTCAATCAAAATTTCGTTAGCAAGCCTACTAGCAATAACATCTGGATTAACATAATTCAAGTTTTGACTGGACTTAGGTGAAATGTACGTTGCCGACTTTTCTTTGCCATTTTCTGTGTAAATGTAACCACATTTCAAATGAACTTTTACATCATACATAAACATTCCCTCCTTTTAATCAACATTCGACAAAAGAAGGATTTATCCTTGTAATATGATACCCCTCCACAAAAATATTGTGGAAACAGCCATTAAATACCTTGATATGCTGCAATTAGTTGAAACAGAAAACCCACAAACATAGTTGTAAAACCAATTAATGTTGCTTTTTTCTGTTTCCTAAATTCAGATGCCAATTTTGTTAATTCATCATAAGTTATTTCATCATTTTTGTAATTACTTGTCATTATATTAACTATTGTTAAAAATGAACCTATAAAAGCTATTTCTATTCCTATCAAATTTAGCATTAAAAACATCACCCCTCTTTAACAATCTTAAGGGATAACATAATACTATTTCATCACTAACTTTTTTAGACAATAAAAATAACGCTAAACCTATGCTTGCATTTCTGCGTCGTCTACTGGCAATACGCTAATGATGATATGCTTATTAATGATTGCCCCACCAATATTAACAAAGTTTATTTTTTGGTCATTTAATGTTGCTGTAAATACACCTGCATCAAACTCTGCATTTTTTAAGTTAATCACCTGATTGTTGTTTAGTTGTACTTGATAATTCATAGTTACCATTCTCCTTTTAATTGTTTAATTTTTTAAATCTACATATCCAACATTCGAACCGTTTATACGGAAATATATTCGTGGCGCTGTAGTACTGTTGTTATACGCTATTCCTATACCTGGTGTATGACCTTTAGCTACACCGTTCACAGAAGTAGCCCTAGAAAGATCAACATCTCCATACAGAGTGATACGACTTCCTTGTAAATCTATATTATGATTCGCATAAATACCAATGTTCCCTTGATTAGAAGTAATGTTGGTCATATCAGCAAAGTATATTGTGCTGGTTCCACTGCCTGACATCCTGATGTTTTCCCCGACGGTTATTTCCTTGTTTATATTAATATTAGTAGCTCCACTTATGTCACCGTTGACCATTACCGCACCATTTAAATTAATTTTTCGAGCACTTATTGAAACAGTTGTACTTGTTTGATTAATTAAAGAAGCAATCGTGTTGCCGTTGTAATCTGTCTGTGATACTTTACTACTTATCTGTCCAGCCTGCTGGATAATTGTACTTTCAGCAGATCCTAACCGATTATCAACATTAGCAACCCTTGTTGAAATTTGACCTACTTCAATTGACAATGAAGATACTTGGGTTTGTGTACTATCGGCCTTTCGCTCGACTCTCGAAACTTCTGCCGTGATACTGTCAGCTCGAATATTTAATTGTGCCACTTCATTTGTAATGCGGTTATTGACGCTGAGGTTGATGTTATCAGCTTTTAAATTAATTGCGGCCATTTCTTGTGTGATACGATTATTGACAGATAAATCAATTTCATCAGCCTTAATGTCGATAGCAGCAATACTTTTATCAATGCGTTCAACCACTAACCGAATGTTTTCATCCGTTTGGGTAATGGCCGAACGATATTCTTTGATGGAATTAGTCAAGGTATCTTGTGTTTCGGTCAATTGGTCTGATAATGTGATAGGCAGCGCATTTCCGATGACCACTGAAACACTATGGAAATCATCTGTATCCTCGAAGTATTGATAATTGACTTCTAATATTCTAGCTTGTAACTCATAGTCCCACGGCTCATAAATCAGCCACACACGCTCGCCTAGCTCTCTATCTAGAAGTTCTATTGTATCAACCTCAATAGATATTTCAGGCTGGTCAATTAACGCCTTACGCGCTTTATCCATCAAGTTTTCCTCATTGGTAAATCGTTCGTCTGAAATGTCGTCAGCGTCCCTAATTTTCCATTTTTCAGCCTGAGGAGAAACGAATCGAAGAAGTAAATCATCTTTCCCTTTTGCTGTAATACGTGTTCGTAAATTATCAGTACTTACTGAGCGATTCAATTCAATGATGTTATCACCATGCTGATAAATAAAGTTGACATCAGGACCAAGCATTTTGCTGAAATGAATCGTGTTATTGGACACTATTTCAAATTCACATTCAAAAGCCTCACGTATCTGATTTATTAATTTAATAACATTAGCATTTCCGAAAGATTCAATATAGCCGTTTTCGTTGCCAAAATCCTTTGTAAACGCCCAACCGGTATTGCGTAAGGCAAAGGTTGCAAACTCGTCAAATGTACGGTTACCGCCCTGTGTACCTTCCTGTCTACGCCAAATGTTATCGAAAAAGATATGTTGTGCTAAGACTGATTTGACATTCCCTCTTGATGATCGTTCCATTTGTTTAATACGAAATTGAAATCCACCAGCATCGATAATGCTTTCTTCAGTTATCAAACTGAAAGAGTGTGGATTATCGCTTTCACATGCATCTAATTTTAATTCAAATAGACCGTCAATATTTTTCTTGATCCCTGGCCGTCCTCTTGGTGTTAACGATTCTGTTGAGGTACCTTCATAGTTCGTGATTGATAACACGGCATCACCTACTTTTTAATAATAAAAATACGCCACTCAATATGAGTAGCGCTTACTGTACAATATGGAACTAAAGCGTGTTGCTTTGCTCTTGCTTTAAATTAATATTTTCACTTTCACTTTTATTAAACAATTTTTTATCTCTTAAATTCATAAATGGCTTTTCGTAATACTTATATAAAATGTGCGAAATTACATAAGTAAGCACTAGTGAAACTATTAACAAAAGTACGCTCCGCTGAACCGAATTACTATTATATTTAAGCAAATATAAAAATAGCTCAAAGTGTACTAGATATACAGAGTAACTTGTGACACTTATGAAATTAAATAACTTGCTAATTTTTATATTAGTAAAATCTGTTTTTTCAAGAGCCACTATTAATAAACCAAAGAATAGAGAGACAAAACTAAACAGAAATGTTCTTCCAAAGAAAGATGAATTAATAATCTCCTTGCCTGCCTCTAATTCAATTACATAATAGTATCCACAGAATAATATGCCAGCAATCGAAATTACATAAAGATAGGATGTTTTCAATAAGTCATAAAATTTCTTGTAATAAACACTAATACCAGCAATTAATACTCCTGTTAAAATGCTATCTAATCTTAAGAATATTTGTTTTCGTACTCCATAATCCCACGTTGGATTATTGACTATTACTTCGTAAACTCGTATACCATTAAAGAAAATTAATAGCAAAATAGTTACACCTAAAAATAAAAGACCTTTATTTTTAACCTTTGAGAAAGAGAAAATCACTAGAAAGATAAATGGTACAGTTAAATAAAACCACTCTTCAATTGATAAGCTCCATGATACTGGGAAAAATCCAAGGCTAACATCATCAAAATTTTGAAGAAAAATTAGGTTTGTCCAGTGGAACTGTTTTCCTACTAAAAATAAGACAAAAACCATTAAAAAGTATAATGGCAACGTTCTATACCAGCGTCTTTTATAGAATGTTAATAGATTTGATAATGAAGGTTTTTCTACTACACTTTTAATAATGATTCTACCTATCAAAAATCCACTTAACACAAAAAATATTTCTACTCCGAAAAATCCATTAAATGATAGCCACTGAACATCACTGTATTGAGTAAAGAACATTCTGCTGTGACTTATTAATACCATTACAATAGCTATACTTCTAGCTATGTCTAATCCAATATTACGCATTATTATTCTCCCTTATTCTATTTGTAATTATAATTATAAAGGAAAATAATAGACAAATACCATATTATTAACTTAACAAAGGATAATTGATGCCATCAAAAGCTACCCAAGTAATCCCTGAAATTGGGTTTTCAAAATCACCAAGAACAACTCTTCTACCATTCGTAGTATCCATTGTACCTGCTAATGCTACCCTTACAGCACCCTTATTAGTTGTCACTGTAAAATTCTTGCTTAAATAATGTGCTAACTGTTCAGGAATAAAAAAGGCAATTTTTGATGGATTACCATCAGCTATAAAGTCTGTTGGCGCTCGCATCATTCCTGATAAATACACTACACCATTGTGTAAAGTTATACGTGGGGTCCTGAGAGCATCCCACCTTGTAAATCCATTAAGTAATGTAGGTTCAACAGTCTGTTGAGGTAGAATAGGCATCACTTCAGCATACACATTAGCTTTTACTAATGATTTAGTAATAGTAATATAGTTACCTGGTCTATCATTCCAAAAATAATATTCTCCATATTTGGATAAACCTTGACCACTACCAACTGTAGGTGGCTCTATACTCTCTAAATAAGTAAATTTAGTACCGTTAAATTCATACTTTCTTAATTCAGTATAAGGTGTATCTGCTATAGAGTTATGACCATGAATGTTAACGTAGTAATAGTTTCCTTCCCACAACGACCCTTGAGGTCCACCTCCTGTATAACCGGAGTTAACATCTTTAGGTAAATCATATTCTTGGATTAAATTAAAATCTAAATCAAATCTTCTGACTTTATAAATGTCATGGTATGCTACCCAATAAGTATTATCGTGTTTAGTAACGGATTCTGCAACATTACCACCTATTTCATATGTGTTAATAACACTCAAGTCGGGCAGGCTGTATTTGACAATTCTACTTATTAAAGGGGTTCCGCCATCGTTGCTATTGTAAGCTGCAACATACATTTTATCATCAATTACATTAGCATCTCCAAATGACATAAACTTACCTTGTGGGTCTAATCCTGTATATGCGTTGCGTTTCTCAGAAACTAGTTTCCCATCTAATGAATAAACAGAGATGATATTCTCTAAATCAAAGTTTTCATCCCTGTCGGTGACAACATAGATCAAGTTGTTGTAAACCGTGACACCTTGCCAACCTCTATAATTAGATGCTAAAGGTATTTTTAAAACAGATGGACTAAGGTTCATCAAAACATTTAATTCTGTTTCACTAGCCTTACTATCTAATGTATTTTGTAATCCTGTCACATCATTGATTTCATGAGTATGTGTGGCAGGAGGAAATGTTGTAGGTTTCTCAGGTACATCACTCCATTTAACTTCTACATTACCATAAGTATCTGGAAACCTATTGTTAACACTAGAAACTGCCCCTGTGCCATCTGTACCTTTTTTCGCCAAACAAGTCCACTCAGATCCTTCGACAGGTGTAACACCTGTATTTGGACGTAAAGCTTGCCATGTTGAGCCATTATCTGTGACTATATTATTTTTCACATACTGTTTGTCATTTACCCATTGTTCCGCGGTCCCCCATCCTTCAATTGCTTCTGTTGCTGCATTTGCCCTCTTAGCGGAAGTATCAGCGTTATCTGCTGCTTGGTTAGCTCTACCTGCTGCATTGTTGGCAAGATTAGCTTTATCATTAGCATTGGTAGCACCCTCATTTGCATCTTGTGTAGCTTGTACAACATTAATTTTTAACTGCGATAAGTTAGCTGACTCTTGGTTAGCATTATCTGCAGCCTCTTGAGCTAATATCGCCTTTCCCTCAGCATACACTGCTTTTTCATCTGCAAGCGTTGCACTGGCAATTGCTAATTCTTTGGCTGCAATTGCTAATGCTGTAGCTTCTTCTGTTGCTGTTTTTGCAGTTCTAGCTTCTTGTGCTGCAGTTAGCGCTTGCTGAATAGCATCATTTAGACGAGCTAATAACTCACCAATATTTTCACCAGTAAGCATGTCAATTTGTGTTTGTAAATTATATATCTTCTCTAACATTTCTTGCCGTAGGGCTTCAGTGAGCCCGTTTGACTCACCGATTAAGGCTTCTAACAGCCCGAAATTGAAGTTTAAATCATCACGGTATCCATCATCTAAGGTTGTGCCGATAAGACGCATACGTGCCATTGTAGCCCTCCTTACTTATAGTAAAATTTGAATTTGAACGAGATTAAGAATTGTGATGCACCTGAAATTTGAATAGTGTTCCAACCAGGACTTAAAACAAAAGTTTTTCGATTTGTATCTTTGAAAATACTGTTACCGTTTTTGGTGAACCTAGTGGGCGTTTCAAGCTTTATAACATCATTGGTACCACCAGAACCGTTGTATTGCCATTGAGTACCATTCGTGACATTCCTTATACTTAGATTGGTACTAGCACCACGAAACTCTATTTCAAAGAACATGTCTCTCAAGTTAGTTTTTAGTGGCACATCACCAGCGTTGTAAACCTTAAAAGACGTTTCGTTTTGGAATACATACTTTAATGTGGTCGGATCCACTGCAATTAAACCTTGCCCTGTTTGCCAAACATCACGGTCAAATGTACGTGCATCTAATGTGGTGCCTGCCGATTCTGCAAAAGGTAATTGATAGGTTTCAAACTCGACATCTACCTTACCTAACAAACCATCTTGTTCAACCTCATTCATATTTGTTCGAATCACCTTGTAACGTTTACCTTTCAATATCTCAATATTGTTTGGTAGCTGTGAATTTTCACCCCACCTTTGACCAGGTAACTCAAACTCATAAGTACTTGTCTTGTAGGTTGGCCGTCCTTCATAGATATAAAAAGGCTCCAAGTCGCTAAAAAATGAAAACAATTTATCACGTCTTAGAGCGAAATCTAATTGGTCTTTAGCGATGAAAACAATTGGTAAGATGATGACTCTAGCGCCATAATCAATTGACTCTCGAACTACACCTGGTCTACCATCCACATTTACACTTGATGATTTATGTTCAATGGGTCTAATTAACAAATCCTGTGTAATATATCCCTCTTTAACAAGGGACAGTGTACCCCCTGTGTTGTATTCGATTATTATGTCCATTGGCTACACCCCTTGACCTGTTGTTGTCCTACGAGACGTTAAACGACGACCTCTGTTTTTATCAACATGTTCACTGATTACATTTCCATCCAACTCAACTGTTAAATCTAATTGACTTAGTAAGCCAGCGATTTGACGTAGTATACCTATTTGATCCTGACTAGAAGTTAATTCATAGCTATTTAGCAACTGCGAATCAATACCACCATTTAAAGCTGTAGACAGCCCGATTGACGCTGCTGAAATATCAGTCTGCATAATATTCGTTAAGCCTCTAACAGCATCTGTTAAAATGCCTTTGGTGCTTGCTAGACCCTGTGTGATACCTTGACCTGAGAAAATGCCCAGTTTTTCTAGTACTCTCGATGGTGATTTGATTTGTAACGCTTTACGAATCGTTTTATCAATGGTATTTGCAATTTCATTAGCTTGTGTTTGTAGTGCTGGCACTTGACTAGCGAGTCCATTACGTAAGCCCTCAATCGCATTAATACCGATTTCTTTCATGCTGCTGATCATCGGGTTAAATTCATTTTTTGTACCGTCGCGAATTTGTTTTACTTGTTCAACCCATTCATTTTTATATTGCTCCAACTTAGATTTTGTTTCTGTTTGGAGCTTTTCAATTTGATCTGTCATGTCTTTTCGTTGACCTGTTAACTCAAATTGAGCTCGCTCTCTAGCAATCTTCGTTTTTTCTTTCCACAGATTTTCGAATTCATTTAACTCACCAGCACTTAATTGATTTAATGCAGCAATCTCTGCTTGAGCGCTTGGTCCAATTGCTTGTAGCTCTTCAATTAAACCTTTATCAATACCTTTTGCGGCAAGCATTTGTAAGTCTGTTGCCCAATCTCGCATAGCGTCTACTTGACTACGTAAATTCTCAATAAGTTTTGAACCAACCACATCTGTTTTACGCTCAAATTCATCAAAGATACTCATGAAGCTAGCAATGGATTGCGTTCGAGCATCTTCAGCATCCTGATAAGCTTTTTGAATATCCTTAATGCCATCAATTTCGGCTTGTTGCGTTTCTTTGATTTTCGAAATGTAGTCATCGTTTAAAGTCATTAACCTGTTGTGAATCTCTTGCTTTGTCTCAGCGATTTTATCCTCATAGTAAATACGTTCCTCGCTACCAACCTTGTAACCTTTGACGTACTTTTTATAGGCTTTTAATTCCTGAGTCAATGACATCAAGTTGTACTTTTTACGACGTTCCACATAATTCTGTTCTTTTCCAAACTGTTCACTCGTAAGCTCAGCCATTGCTTTGTTGTACTCGATTTGAGCTTGGATACGTTCGTCTGTACCCTCTTTGAACGTTTTTGAAATATACTGCCAGTAAGAAGCTTGTTCTTTTGCGGACCACTTTTCTAAACCTATTTGTTGTTCAGCGTACTGTTTCAATGCTTCGAATTTTTCTTTTTCGCTTTTCTCACGGACTGCTTGAATTTTCTTACCTTTTTCTTTTTCTAACTTTTCAAGTTCTGCAGCTTCTTGCTTTTGCAGTTTCAACACATTCCGTTGTTGTTCAGCAGTTGTTTTTAAAATTTGCCTATTCTGTGCTGCAGTTAACTTTTTATTTTTATCACGAGCTTTTGCCTGTGTTTCAACATTTTTGCTACGAGCTTTCTTTTCAAGTTCATTAATCTTGTCTTGATTTTTCTTGATTATTTCAGCACGTTTAGCCGCATACTCTTTTTCGATAGTTTCTACTTCACCATTGATTTCTCTTAGCTTTGCAGATACTACCTTTCGAGCTGCTTCCATCGTTTGTGCTGTGGAGTCTAAACTTTGTTTGAAATCAGGAATAGCTGCTTTCGCCATGTCATCAGCTGAGCGTTTGATGTAATCGAGATTGTTATAAACCCCTTGTGCAACTCCTGATGGAATCCACTTAGCGACTTCTGCCATAACCCTAGATGGAGAATGGATGCCTAGTTTTTTCTTTAACCAATCAGGGATTAAATCTGCTATACCAGCTGCTGCTTTTTTTACATTTTCCCACATCGAGTTAATACCATCTAATAAACCTTTGATAATGTTTACACCTATATCCCAAAGATTTACCTTTTCAAAGAATCCTACTATTGAGTTCCAAATGCTTTCCCCAGTTGATTTTATGGTATTCCAAGCACCTTCCCAATCACCGTTGATGAGTTGCATGACTGTTTGAATGATACCTAAAACTAAATCAATACCAATTTTCACTGCAGTTTTAATAAGGTTCCATGCAACTTCGACGACTCCTGAAATGATTGGCCAAACCATTTGGAATATAGCAAGAATGTTATTTAACGCAAAGTTAATCCCCTCCTGAATAAGTTTCCAAGCAGTGTTAACAATTTTCATAATAGATTCTTGGTTCTCTTCCCAAAACTTTGTGACCTTACCCCATACTGATGTAACAACCGATAAGATTTCTTTTACTACAGAAGAGATGACCTCTTTTATTGCCTTCCAAGCTTTATCCACGTTATTTCGAAACTCTTCGTTCGTTTTGTACATTTTTACGAAGATGGCGATTAGAGCCGCAATTGCCATAATAGCTAATCCAACAGGACTTGTGATAAGCCCGATAGCCCTACCCACTTTTGTAGCAGTTGCAATTATTTTTGCACCGAGAGGAGCTATAGTGGCACTGAAGTTAGTAAATAATCCAGTGACAAAAGTTAATGCTTTTCCTAAACCACCGGAAATAGCTGGACCTAACCCTTTGAAAAGTTCTCTAAAAGCAATAATGTTAGGAACAACTGCGAGTAAAACCCCTCCAATTGAGATAAAACTAGCTAACAGCACTCCAATAATCCGATTACTTTCCATACCACTATTCATAAACTCTAGAAAACTATTTACAATGTTCATTAGCCCTGCGCCAACTGGTGCCATACCAATACCTAAATTCACTAAGAATGTTGTTAGATTTCCGATTAATTGAAGTACCCCTGGTACTGTTTGTTGAACATAAGACAGGAATGTTTGGAATCCTTGATTTTGAGATAGACTTGCTGACCACTCTTTAAATCGCGCCATCATATTCGCAAGGCCTGTCATCATGTCGCTTGAAGATCCACCAAATGCTGCAAAGAAGTAAATGAGTCCAGCTGTTGCATCACGGAAGATAGCTCGAATTTTTGGCATATTTTCGTTTACATAGTCCATGAATGCTTGGAATTTTGTGCTACTGGATAACCCATTAGACCACTCTGCAAAACGTGCTGTCATTTCCTCAAAGCCTTTTGCTGTAGTTGCTGTTAATGGAGCAAAAGCTGTTAACATAGAAAATAAACCTTTAAAAACATTCCCAATCGAACGAGCTAACGTTTCTAACATTGGCGCACCGGTTTTATTCAGATAGTCTAAAAAGTTTTGAATCGGAGGTGTGCCAATCGCTGTGTTTAATTGAGCCAATAGATTGGCCACTGCTTGAGCACTTGATAAAAATAATGGCCGTAACTTATTGAGTATGGTATTTGATGCTTGCATCGCACTTGTAAAAGCTTGTAATACTGGCTTTTCAGTCTCTTTCACAAGTGAACGATATGTTCCTTTTACTGATTCAAATGTGTTCCACGCTTTCTTTTGTAGGGCAGTAAATGGCGGTCCTGTTTCATTGAATAAATCTTTTATTGTTGGTATTGCTACTGCTGTAAATGCCACTGCTGCTGCACCTGCTGCCGCGAATGCCCCTACTAAGGCAAAAGTCGAACCTACTACCGTCCCAATCATTGGACCTAGATTTGCAATAGCTACTCCAATATTTGCTATTAACGGTGCAATCATGGGTAAAACAGCCATTATTGAACCCATTAAGGTGTGTTGCATCAATTCGCCAAATGCCCGAATGTTAGTAGCGATACGCTGGATTTGCCTTTGGAAATTTTCGATTCGTGCTTCGATTTTGACGATAACTTTATCTCGAATAAGTGCTGCTATACGAGCTCGAATTTCAGCCATACGGCGATTAAATCGACTTACATCAGCCCCAATATCAACCCGTACATCACGAGCCGATGAACGTATCGTTTCACGAACCAGTCGCATACGTGACATAAATTCTGTGATTTTTGCCCCAATTGCGGCTGAAAACCTACTGATCATAGCGTTCTCCTTTCTATGGCTTCCAGTTTTTTAGTGCTGCCATCGCTTTTGCATATTGACGTTTCTTAACCTCAGGGCTAATTGCTCTTTGTTGTGATGGTTGTCTCACCTTATCAGCATCAAATAAATCACGCTTAGGATTAATTCGTTGTTTATTAGTTGCCACTCGATTAAACATGGCTGCATCTGCCAATGATTGATAATGGTCTATGCGAGCATCTTGGGCACCTTCCAGAAAAGCCCGAAACTCACTTGGCCGCCAAGAGAGAATTAGCTCAGGGTCATAAACTTTTAAATATCTTGCTGCATCTCGGTAGATTTGGCTGATTTCTCTAACTCGATCTGTTTGTTCCCTAATAATTCGTTTCTCGCTGATTTCATCATTTCGACCCCTGCTGTCGCTTGCTCTTTTTCTTCCTCGGATGCGATCTTGTCGAATAGATCTAAGTTCTCCCAGAATATCTTGACAGCTTTTTTGAAAAAACCCGATTCGTCAATTTCACGAAAAGCCTCTTGGAATAGAGGTTCTACATCCCCATCTTCCTCGATTCGTTTTTCAAGTGCTGCCTCAATATCAGCTTTACTTGGTTGTTTAGATAAATGAGCTAATCCACACATCCAAAACGCACGTAATGCATCTAAATCAAATTGCAATAAACCTTGATAAATTTGATTAAATCCACCTGGTCGATTTCCATGGGAATCTAAATCATTAAATTCCTTATCTGCCTTATTTTTAAAAGCGAAAGTAAATTTTGCTGTATGTGTTGCTTCACCAATTAATAATTGAGCCATTTAAAATCATCCTTTTCTGTTTGTTTTCAATAAAAAAAGAGAGCTAATTAGCCCTCTCTCGTTCGTTTATACAGTTACTGTCACTGCTGTTGTTGCCGTAAATCCACCATCGACTGTTGTTGCTGTAATTGTAGCTGAACCATCTGCAACGCCTGTTACAACACCTTGCGCATTCACAGTAGCAATTGCTTCATCGCTCGATGTAAATGTCACTGATTTATTTGTCGCGTTCACTGGTACTACATTAGTGACAATATTTTCTGTATCACCTACGCCGACTGTCAATGTTGTCGGATTCACTGATAGACCAGTTACTGCCACTGGTGTTTGTGGAGTAGGATCTGTTTCCTCACCATTAAACTCACCTGTTTTCTCACCTGGGTTTTCGTATTCGTAATCACCAAAGTTAAGCACATCATCAGGTAGAGGATTCATTTCACCTTTTTTGGAGGTATTCAACACTTGTAAAGTAGCTGATATTTCTATAAATCCATCAGTAGGCGCTGATTTCTCGAGTGATTCAACATATGTGTAAGCAAATAATGAATTATGCTTACCATTTTTATTTAGGTGTTTTTCAACTTCCCACACCTTTAATTGAGTACCTTTTTGAATGGCCTCAAGTACTGCAGCTTGACCAGGATCATCGGTGTTTCCGTAAAAAGTTACATCTAAGGATTCAGATAACTGTCCAGGACCTAAGATACGTCCGAATTTCGTTTGTTCATCCGTTAACTCACGCTCATAAGAATGTGTATGTTCGGTTTGATCTCCAATTAAAAAACCTTCTGCGCCCAAAGCGTTATCAGAAGGTTGAACGAGTAATAAACTATCTTTACCGTTTAAACGTGCCATTATATCACTCCTAATTTATTTGTACTTTGTAACGCACTGTAAGCACGCCATGTTTAAGTCCTACTTCTACATCATTAAACACTTGAGCCCCATCCCTAGTAACGTCTAATACTGTTAGGCCATTAATAGAGTACCTACGAGTTATTAAAGCCTGTTGGCAAGCACTTAATATCTCATAGAGGATGCGTTTACCTGTTGATTCATCATTGTCTTTTCGCCAAGCATGTATTGTGAAAGTAACTTGCTCTCTATTACTTGTCTTTGTATCGAGTGGATTACTGTAAGGCTCTCCAATCGTTACGTATGGATAGGGTGTATTTTCATCAGGAGTATCGTATACTTCTACTCCTAGTGTCTGTAAATGTGGGCTTGCTTTTAATTTCTGATAAATTGCTGTCTGAATTTCCAAAAACGGAAGTATAAAATAACTCATAGTCCTAACCTCCGCATTTCTGTCTCAAAGTAACGTTGACCTGACTCTACAGCAGGACCCCAAAATGGTTGGGCTCTCATACCCTCAGTGGTTACATACCGGCCAAGTTTCGTACTGAAATACGTCCAAGGTGTCCTACGACCGTTTCCGTTCTCAGCATAAATGCCTGTGCCATGTTCTACATAGATAGCATAGTGTGCGCCAACTGTAACTACAGCATTGTATTTGCCAAGCATTTTCATTTCGATAGAGGCGCTTAAACTTCCATCATCAACAGGCGCTAGAGCTTTCGCTTCAGTCTGTATGAGCCTTGCTGTTTCGTAAACAATATCTGATATTTTATTTAGCAATGTTCTCTCAAATTTTGATGCAGCTCGTAATAACTGATGTCCACTAAAAGTAATCCTAGCCATTATTCTGTCACCAACTTTAATGCGACTCTCATGATTTCGTGTTGGCCGCCTTGATCTTCAGGACGACCTGCGAAAGCATAAATTTCACCTTCATAACGTAATCGCATATCTGACTTTAAATCAGTCCGATATTGATAATACATATAACGTTCAAGAGGATTCTGTACTTGATGTGCAAGTAATTTCTCTTTTGATGTTGGTGTATCAACAAATGCCTCTATGGTATCCACTGCCACCCATTCAGTTTTAAAACCACCAGTGCCATCTGGAACACGTTTTTTCTCAACCACTTCGATTGTATGAGGAAACTCATCATCGTAAAGCATGGAATCTCACCTTCTTATATGGCCGTAAATAAGTCCAGATGGCTTTCGGAAATTCGGTATCATAGGAATACGATACAGTCCCCATTACACGCCCTTTCAGACCCATTGTTTGCATATTGAACTGTATGGCTTTAGCAATGAACAACCTAACTCCCTGTGGCATTTCTGACGGTTCCCACTTGCCATTACAATAGTCTTTCGCTACGTCAAATAAAATAGGAGCCATTGCACGATAAAATCCATCATGCTTAGCTCCTGTTACATTATTCATTTGCTTTAGTTGATCTATTTCTTCTTGTGTTGGTTCCCACATAAGACCACCTACTTTTCTGATTCATTATCAGATTCAGATTTCTTTGCCGGAGCACGTTTAGCCTTTGGTGCTTCTACCTCTTCAAATTCATCAGCACGTAAAAGACGGGCACCGTGTTCGTCAGTGACCGCCCAGATAATATCTGTTTTTAAGTTTTTCACTAACACGAATTACCCCTCCTTATTATGGACGTTTAGCTGATAACACTGCTAGGGCTTCTGGACGTGTCACTTTGGCTCCGTATAAGTGAAGTCCTTTCACAGCATCTGCAAAACGTTTCTCTGGGCGGTACCCTTCAACCTGTGCTGCTTGCTCAGCATACGTCCAGGCCATATTATGACCAGCAATGATTTTTGAGTTTGCAACCACTCCAGTATCTGTAGCAACAGAAGGTGCATTATTAGATTTCATTAATAAAAATCCTGCTGCACGTCCTACTACACCATTTAATAAGCGCTCGTCAGCTGGTAGAGCACCTGAACTTACAAAGCGATCATCTTTTAATAAAAGACCTTCGTACCATGGTGGAAGAACAGCAAAGCGACCTTGAGTTGGCACATTTGATTCATCGAGTTTAGTAGAAAGGTCTACTAGGTATTCATATGCATTATCTTTTGTCACATCAATTGGTGCTGCATCAGTACCAATCGTATTAGTTGCATGAACATAATGAGAGGCAATAAATTGATCAGCAACATTCGAAAGTGCATAAGCAGCCTCAGCCATTGCAGCGTCCATTAATTTTGGATTTTGTTGAATTTTATCAATATCATCAATCTGGAAGTTAAAATATTTTGATTCAGTAATTTGTAGTGATCGAGTATGATCTGTTAGCTCTTCTGGATCGCCCATATTCGAGTTCTTCGTATAATCACCAATAGTTACAGCACCAATGCCGTTAATTTTTACAGTGTCACCGTAAGCTTTGATCTCACCTTCATAATCTCGATTGATTACCCCTGCTTGCCCGAATACTAAAGATTTTTGTAGGTTAGCAAGTAAACGTGCTGACCAGATTGTTGGAATAAAGTTTGTAATAGCCATATGTTATTTCCTCCTTACCGATAATCGGTTATAGTAATTTGTTTTTCACGATTTCATCCCAATTTTCATTGATTTCATCAGGCGTCATTTTCAGTACTGCCTCTTTTGTCAATGCTGTAGGATTACCGCCTTTTGGTGGCGGTGGCGTTCCCCCATCTTTGAAGCGTTTATCAACTTCTGCTTGTACAGCATCATTAAATTCAACTTCTAAGATGCCTAAATTAGCAGTTGTCTTTTCTGCATCTTCACCTACAAAGAACTCTACTAATTTTGCTGGAAGGCTCTTTTCAGTAGCAGTAGACAATGCTTGATTAAACAGCTTTTCACGAGCTGCTTCTTTTTGAGATTGTTCAAATTGTGCTTTTAACTCACGTAACTGTTTTGCCTCCTCCGATTCTGGTGGGTAACGCTTGGAAATCTCATCTTCTAATTTCTTTGGAAGAGTTTTAGTTTCATAGGTTTTAATAGCATCTGTTACTCGAGTATCAGCAAATGATTGAAGCCATTTCTTACCCTCATCATTGTCGTTTAAAAATGATTGAACCGATTCAAGTGACAACGTAATCCCTTGACCGTTTCCTCCTGGTGCTGGCTCCGGAGTAGGTTCAGGCGTTGGCTCCGGATTAGAATCACCTTCTCCTGCAAGCATTTGAATATCTAAAGGTATTAAAGTTCTAAGATAGAATGGATTTTGATTCATGTTTTCCTCCTTGCCCAATTTAGTTATTAAATTGAATCCCTAAACTGTTCGAAAGTATATTTTTCTCGTTCTTTATAGCGTCTGCGAGAAAAAAGACAAAAAGAAAAAGCCACTCAAAATGAATGACTTGTGTAGATTTATAATAAAGTTAGATTAGATGAGATTACAGATATTAGGCTTGATAGAAGATCAAATAAAGAGCATATTTTGAAAAAAAAGATTGTCCAAAACAAGCTCTTAAGTGGCACAACGTCTTATTATAATCGCTCTAAATCTTGGTATTCTTTCATATAGGGACCATCTTCTGCAACATATGAATGATACAAAGCCTTTACTGCGAAATTTTTCTCTAAACCCATTTCAGATTTTAGCTTTTTTAATTCATCATGCAATGCTCGATGTTCATTTATAAGCTTTAGCATAATTGTCTTATTATATTTCATTACATCCGTCCTTTTTGTTTACAACTTGAAAGCTATAATACACCATTATCACTTGTAATCGCAAGAACAGCCTTTGAAAGATGCAACAGATGATCGTGTATATCCAGTATTACTACCCCTCACCACTGAATTTTTTCTTCCACTCTTCATAACTCACAAATGGCATAGTAACACTAGGTGGCTTAACCTCTTTGTACGCCTTACTGAAAGCTTGTTTGTAAGTCAAACCTAAATCAGACATGTAGGCATCAATACGAGCAGCCAATTGTTTTTGGTACGTATCGTCCATGTAGTCTCTACCTCGTCGATATTCTGGCAACTTGCCATTAACCATATAGATTGTATGGCAACGGCACTGTATATCCATTGATGCAACACCCCATAACCTTGGAGCTTTTGATTTCCACTTTCCATAGTGAAAATAGCCTTCTTTATCAGCCTTCTGACCATCTAGCTTTCTATGGGACTTGCGAACCCTGATGTCAAGTGATGACATCCATATCTTAGTTAGCCTTGCCGTTTTGCTCGCTTGTTCTTCGATAGATAGATCAACTTGCGACCTCACACGGCCGCCTTCAGTACGAGCAACAAGAATAGCTTTCTTTCGTGTCCACCCCATTGCATTTTCAATTCTAATAGCCATGTCTGTATAGCTTTCGCCAGACTGCAAACTCTGGGCTATCTCTATGTTCAACCGCCTGATAATGTCGTTTCTGTGGGCTTCAAAAACCTTAGGTAATGTCAAAAACTCAACAGGATTAGTTAACACTGCTTGAATCACTTCTGCTGATGGTATTTTAAAGCCCATTTCCTCACCTGTAGACTGTTGCAAGAGATAAGCCATTAATAAGTATCTCTCAATGTATAAACGCTCCTGCGACGCTTGTATGAGCTTAATAATCTCTTTGTAATCGGCATTTAACTGTTGAGCGATTAACTTCATTTCCTGATTGAAGCGATTGTACTTGTTGACATCAGTCCAAGTAGCTTGGACGTTCTTACCAAACTTGCGGTGCATTTCTAACATTTGTGCGAGTATCGTCTTTAATCGTCTCGTAAAAACAACCTCGATGTCTTTCTCAGCCCTTGACTCTAACCCATCTAAGATACGGTTGATTTCCTGTTGATTCATGAGTCATCAACTTCTTTGGAATCATCGTCATCCTCGTTCAAAGGTTCAAGTCCGTTGCCAAACAGTTGTTCATCCTTCTGCATTTCTTCAAGTTCATACTCTACATCATCTACAATTGATAACTTAGAAAGACGAGTACGCTCTGACACTAACCCTTTTAACGCTTGCGAAGCTTGGGCTTCTGATAATAAATCAATCGGAATGTTCCGCTTGTATTCGAACCACAACTTCAAGTAATCATCACTAGAACAGATGCCCTTCTTTGCCCATGCACTACATAGCACTTTAAATTGGTATCGAAGAGCAGTAGTAAACTTACGTTCCATCGTTTTACATTTGTTCTCAAGTGCCATGAGTTTATACTTCATAGCCACTCCACTTGCATTACCTGCGAATGATTCATCACTGAAATTTACACTCTTTGCAAGGCGCATGATATTCTCTTCTAAGCGGTTTAAATGGTTCTCGATCATTTGATCATTAACATCTTTGGTTAGATATTTAATGTCGTCATCTTCACCCATCAACTCAAAGATGCCAGTTCGAGCAACCTTCTTCGCATCTTCGTCATCCATCCCCATTCCTTTAAGAACCAGATAGGCCAATCGGAACTGTTCAATTTCATTTGATGCATCCGATAGCGTTCGGTCATAAGCATCGATGAGGTTGTACACCTTGTCTGCATCACCCTGCAGCTCCTCGTTATTGGGAACACCGAATAAAGGGCAATAGTCGAATAAGTGCTTCCTTTCGTCTTTCAAAACAAAAGGTGAATCAGTATCAGCGCGCGCGTAGAGTCTTTCAGTTGTTGCATCGTAAAACACTAGTTGCTCGATTTCTACTTTTTCACCCTCAGCATCTAGTTCAGCACTTTTGAAATATCGCATAGCGTATTTAGGTTCACTAACATCTGCTGTTTCTGAAAGGATGATAGTTTCCCAAGGGTCTATTGTTGTAACTCGTTCATTTCCATCCGTATCAATGTAAAGCAGTCGAGCTGAATAACCGCAAATAGCTGTTTTCTTGCCTGACTCACTGTCCAAATCATCAACAGAATTACGCAAATTAAAAAGCTCAATCACCTCTGATAATTTATCAAGGCCTTGAGCTTGTTTGTCTACTACGTATGAAATTGGATTACCGAACATATAGCCGACCTTTGTATCTACAATTTCAGCGTCTAAAGGGTTATTAAGTGTATTGTTCACCTTATCGTCAACACGAACCACATGGTCATTACCTTGAGCATAATCAGTTGGTTTACGTGTTAAAATTGGCACTGCTGATACTTCTGCTTTGTACCGATTGTAGTTGAGTAGTCGCTTGTTGCGTTCAGCCTTAGTCTCATCTACTAGTTTATTAAGTAATAGAGACGTAACGCCTTTTTCATCGATGTAGGTGATGTATTCGTTCATGTTTACGCCTCCTTATTTTGAATTGACACCTTTTACACTTGCCACTTCGTAATCATCAAGTCCGTACCACATTGCAGAGAATGTATGAGGATCAATATTAAATTCATCTTCAATGATTTCATCTGTTTTCGGGTCTTTCTTGAAGGTAAGCTCCTTCAATTCTCGAATTGTATTCACACATGTTTCGGAGCAGATAATCTTTTTGAAACGTTTCATCTTCTTTGTGTTCTCAATACGTGTGAGCTTCTTACAAGCATACATACGAAAGCCTCGCTGTTTGTAGTAAGCAATTGTTTTCGGCTCAGCATTATCAGCTTTAATAATTGATTTCTTAAGCCCTTCTTCCTCAAGTTCATCGGCTGTTTTATCATCTGTCATACCACGCTTGTAATACTCCCAGTAGATGTATAACCACTTCTTCTCATGATCCACTACCATACGTAATAAGGCATTGTAGGAATCAACAAAACCAAAGTCCATACCGTTCTTACGAATTGGCTTTCTAATAAGTGCTATTTCGTTCATTACCTGGTCGTGCGGCTTTGTTTCGAATTGCGGCAGCACTAATACCCCGTTGATTCCAAAACGCCCTTTACGTGCAATTCTGTGCAAATCAGGATCGTATGAAGCCATCTCATCCAGTTGCTCAATATAGCTTGCTGGCAAAAACAAATTATCATCAGCTGTCGAGTGATGATAATACGTGTTGTTCATTATGATAGTTCGTTTTTTGTAAAGTTCCTCATCATCTAAGACAAAGTATTCTTCCATCACGTTCTTAAAGAAATGTTTGTACACCCAATTCCCCTTTGATACTGGATTGGTAGAGAGAATAATAAACAGGTCTAGTGTTGGGTGACGCAAACGTCCTAGCAACTCTTTGAACCCTGCATACTTAATCTCACTACATTCCTCTAACCAAATCAGCGAAATGTTGTTGATGGATTTTAGCTTTTCAGGTTTATCCATTCCTCGAAAGATTATCTTAGATCCGTTAGGAAACCTAACTGTCATTGGTGATGAACTTGTCTTTATCTTTCCAGAGAGCCCAAGGTCTTCAATAATTTCTGTAAATAAAGAAAACGTACTTTCTCTATGCGTATCGTAAACTTCACGAACGACAAGAGCTGTACGTTTTTCTTCAAGTAACTTTAATAGTATTTTTAAGGCTACATGGTAGGATTTCGAAGAACCATATCCACCGACAAGGAGTTGAGTTTTACAACGCCAGTCGAAAAGGAAATCCTCGAAATGCGGGTTTACTTCTTTTTCAACTGCTGTCGTCATTTACTCAACCCTTTTCGGAAACACGCATAAAAAACACGCATATTTTTATAATTTTATATAGACACGCATTAATGGCACGTGTTATAATTATATCAGAAAGGAGGTAAGGTAATGGGAAAGCAAGTGACTGTAAGAGAAGTTCTTCAAAAGTTAAGGAAGAACGGATTCATCAAATCCCCCACTCATAAGGGTGGCGGAAGTCATCAAAGGTACATACACCAAGATGACCCAACTCGCTACGCAGACATCAGTTACAAGCGAGATGGTGAAGTTATCAAACGTGGTACTCTAAAGAGTATCGAGCAGACTTCAGGGGTTAAGTTCTAACCCCTCTCTGCTTCACCCATTACTTTACCTTCTAACGAAATTAAATAAAGAAATACAAAAAATAAATTAGAAATGAGGTATTAACAAATGAGTTACCCAAATCATTTCGTTTATCCAGTTGTTGCTGAAGTAGCTGAAAGCAATTACTCGATGTACTTTCCTGATTTCCCAGGTACAGCGATTACTGCTGAAGATATTTTAACAGGCATCCGAGAAGCAAAAGAGATATTGGCTTTCCGTATTCTAGAATTAGAAGAGAAGGATTTACCTATTCCAGCTCCATCAACTCCTGACAAGATTGAATTATTCGATGCTACTGATCGAATTATCTTTGTGGATGTTTACATGCCTCCATACCGTAATGAGGCTGCTAATAAAGCTGTTACAAAAAACTGTACGCTTCCTCGCTGGTTAAGAGACGCGGCCGAAGATGCTGGGTTAAACTTCTCTCAGATTCTTCAAGCATCACTTAAAGACGCTCTAGGTTTAGAACAAAACGACAAAAAAGCAGCCAATTAAGGTTGCTTTTTTTTATGCGCTCCATGAATATAGAATACGTTTTTGGTTTACATAATTTCAGTTTTCGGAAGTTGAATATTTTAGAAACATTGTTATATCAACGTTCTTCAAACTTCACTTTTTATTGATTATGCAAGATTTTATACATCGTTGATTTATCGGGCTTTAAGTTAACTGCTCGGATTTATTTCCCAATATTTCTTGCATAAAATCACTCTCGTTTTTTGCCAACAATTTTAATTTCAAACGATCCTGTTTCGTCATCTGAACCAAGCTTATCAATCTCCACTTTCGTTTTATCAATTGATAGCTGCATCTGTTCTAATTTCAAGCGACGTTCGTCAGCCTCATCAGCTAACTTGATAAAATGGTTAATGGAAGTACGCAACTCGGTAATAGCTCTTGACTGAGCCGTTAGCAATTGCGCTTGTCGTTCCCAAGCAAATTGGAACTCATACTCAACCTCTTGAGATGGGTTTTTACCACCTTGCATTTTCTCACGTTTCAGCTCTTTTATCATTTCGTCTTTTGAATCGACATGCATGATTTTCTGTGCTCGTAAGATTGCAGCATATTGTATTGTGATTTGATCCCACATTAAGTCAGCAGCAGATTTTGCATTCATTGCTTCGATGATTTCCTGGGTTTCGTCAGGAAGATACTTCGCGAACAGCCCATGATCTAGTTTAGGATTGTTCCGACTGGTGAATTGATTCTTCGGGTTCGGATTTCCACTTCGCTTTCTTGATGCATTAGATGTAGCATCTTTTTTAGATGGTTGCATCTTTTTTGTTTTGGATGCATCTTTTTTAGTTGCAACCTTTTTCCACCCTTCTCTGCTCTTTCGGCTTTTCAGTGTACCCTCTTTTACACCGTGCTTTTCTGCAAGCTCAATTAATGTGATTCTAGTAGTCTCCCACTCTTTTCGAATAATGTCCCAATTTGTCATGTCATAAACAACTCACTTCCGTTCCTGTTTAGGATTTTTTATGTATTTGCAATAAACGAAAAAACCACCCACGCTTTATGCATGAATGGCTTATGTGTAGGGCTTTCATCATTTTGTCGATACTTTACCCCTTCACTAATAAGGGTACTTTGTACGGGGTTCGTACGGGTACAAATGTTGCTAAATAACATTCTTAGTCATTTCGTTTATTTTCATACGTGCTGTATCAATGTGTTCCTGGACTGTACGTTTCTTAATTCCAAGCTCATCTGCTATCTCCTGCATGCTTCTAAGATGTGCTGTGTGAAGTAAAAAACAATTCATCTGTCGTTCTGTTAAAGACATAAGAATTTGCATGACAGCTTTTTTACGCTCATTGCTAATTTCTCTTGAAGGTTCCACCTCAAGACTTGGGAATAAGTCCATGTTGATTAGTGAACGTCTTGTGTAAGCATTTTTTTGTTTAATGGCTCTTCCAGTGAAGTTTGGACGTTCACCACGTCTCATCCAGTCAATAGCATAATCCATATCCGCAATCATTTCGTTTACAATCTTTAACTCATTCGGATCCGTAATATATGACTTCATTCGCTCAAGGGCTTTTTTACCTCTCTTGTACTCCATGATTAAATCAATCAATGCCAAGCACCTCGCTCATACGTGCTTTCACAGCATCCATCAAGGCTTCCTGTTGTTGCTCTTTACCTTGTAGAACGCTCATTACACGCTCATCTATGCTGTCTTTCAACACTAGATGATGAACTACCACGGTTTCTTTTTGACCTTGACGGTGGAGCCTTGCATTGGCTTGCATATACAGTTCTAAGCTCCAATTCAACCCATACCAAACGATTGTATGACCACCATCTTGCATGTTTAAACCGTGTCCTGCACTTGCTGGATGCGCCAGAAGGATTTCAATTTCACCATTGTTCCATTTCTCAATAGTACTAGAATCGTCAAGTTCTCTCGCTTGTTTGAATTTCTTCTTGATTCGTTCTACATCATGTTTGTAATTATAAAATACAAGGATTGGTTTCCCTTGTGAAGCTTCTACAATTTCCTCTAAGGCATCCAGTTTCACGCTATGGATTATTTGCACACCGTCTTTATCGTTGTAGGCTGCACCACTAGAAAGCTGTAAAAGCTTATTACTTAGTACAGCTGCAGTTGTGGCTATAATGTCACCATCAGAGAATTCTAGTAGAGAATCTTTTTCAAGCTTGTTATACAGTTCTCGCTCTTTCGGTGAAAGCTCTAATTCAACAACATTCATGACAGCTGCAGGTAAGTCTTTCAAGTAATCCTTTGCTTTCATGGACAAACAAATGTCATCCATCTTGCCATATATTTGTTGTTCTGCACCTTCTTGTAGTTCGATGTGATATACACGATACGGATCCTGTTTGAAATACTTGCTTTTGTATTTCGTAAACGTCTTTTCGAGTCTCTCTCCCATATCAATCAAGTAAATCTGTGACCACAAATCAATTAGACTATTTGGTGCTGGTGTTCCTGTTAATCCTACAACTCGTTTTGTTCGTGTACGCACTTTTCGTAGTGCCTTAAATCGCTTAGAGCTGGGATTTTTAAAGCTAGATAGCTCATCAATGACAATCATGTCAAATGGCCAAGTTTTGCCGTTTTCGTAGTAGGCTACGAGCCATTCAACATTTTCACGATTAATCACGTAAATGTCGGCCTGTTTTTGAAGGGCTTTTCGTCTTTGTTGCTCGGTTCCAAGAACCTTGCTTATTTTTAAATGTCTCAGGTGTTCCCATTTTGCAACTTCACGTGACCAAGTATCTTCTGCTACACGTTTAGGTGCAATCACTAACACCTTCTCCACTTCAAAGTAATCATATTTTAATTCATCAACAGCTGTAAGTGTTGAAACAGTTTTACCCAAGCCCATATCAAGTAATAATGCATAGGCTGGGTTTTCAATAATCTTTTCAATTGCAACTCTCTGGTATGCGTGCGGTACAAACTCTGTCATAGTTCATCCCTCAATTCAACTACAAGTTTATCAACCGATGGTTTAGAATTCAAACAAAAAACTCTACACTTTAATCCTTTTAGTGTTTCTATCGTTTTCACCTGAATCGGTGAAAGCTTACCTGTTTCATTTTTTAACTCTGCAAAAATGACCTGTCCATTTGGTAAAATGATTAGTCGATCTGGTACACCTTTATTTCCCGGGCTCACAAATTTGAGACAAAGCCCTCCTAGTTTTTCAATTTCTCGTTTCAAATATTTTTCAATTTGCGATTCTCTCATGTCTGATTTTTACCTCCAAGTTGAAAGTAAACAAGGTCAACAATCTTACATACGCGTATAGAGTAGTATTGATTTAGGCGTATTAGGTATATTCTATTTACATATATTACCTATACTATATACCTAATATATATAATACATCTCAATAGATATTATTTGTTTACTTTGTTTACCTTTATATATAAAAGCAGTAACCTCAAGGGTTTAGGCTTTCTAGAACCGGCAACAAACGCGGTTTACCCTTGTTGCCTTTGTTTACCCACTTTAACGCTTTAAAGCATTAACATTTGTTGCCGTTTTTCGACTTTGTTGCCGTTAATTTTATAGTTTGTTTACCCTTCATTCTGGTAAAACTGTTACTTTTCAACACGTATAAACGCTCGCTGAGTGCCATATTCCGCACCAAATTTCAGGGTTGATTTGTGAGGTTTCCAACCTGGTAAAGTAGCTAAGATTGAATTTATTTCCCGAGATTCATGCATCGGAAACGATCCTCTATCCTTCCCTAAACACTCGCACCAAATCTCTAATGCACACACTTTTTCACGTAATCGATCCTCTGATTTTTGGGTATCAAGTGCTTCATTCTTCTCTAAAAGTTCCTCATCCTCTTCTGAGAAATCATCGGAAAATTCGTTTTCTCGCATTGCTAATTTGCGGTCGTTAATCGACTTTTTATACCAATCTGAAGTAATTGGTTTCTCTAAAAAGCTTAGAATTTGTCCTGCATACGTCGACTCTACTGTATGGGCTAACTGCATATTAAGCGCCTCAGCCGCCATCGCCTCATCCAAGTATAAAGGTGAACCACTTTTAAACAGATGCACTGCCTCGGCCCATATTTGGTCAATCTCTTGATGGCCTTTCTCGCTATCAAGCTCTTTCCATTTACGTTTACTATTCGGTTGTACCTCCACTACTAAAAACCTTCGGTTACCAGTACGATCACGTAAAAACTCATGCTCATTTGTTGTACCAATAAAGATGCATTGACGTGGGAATTCTTCAGGTCGTTTACCGTATGCAACCCTATATCTATCCACTTGCTTAGACAAGAATTGTTTAATCGTTTCAACTTCACTTTTCTTTGTTGCAGCCAGCTCGCCCATCTCCATAATCCACACGCCATGTAAGCTTTCGTATGCTTCTTTACCATGAATCGAAGTTAAACTATCACTGAACCATTTACCTCCAAGCATGTTAAACAGCATGGATTTACCAAGCCCTTGTGGCCCCACCAGTGTTAACATGAAATCATATTTGCAACCTGGTTCAAAGATGCGTGCAACTGCTGCAACCAATGTCATGCGAGTAACAGTACGTACATACTCCGTATCAGCAGCACCTAAAAAGTCAATCAGCAATGTATCAACACGGTTTATGCCATCCCACTCTAAAGCTCCTAAGTAATCACGCACAGGATGGAACGTATTCGCACGCTGCACTCCTCCCAATGCATCCGCAATTTTAGAGTTGCCAGTGATGGACCACACCATATCTAAATAGTTGCGTAGGTCCTCATCATCACCGTTTGTCCAACCAATACTCTTCTCTTTTTTACGCCAAGGCAAGTCTCTTAGAATCTCTGGTTGTCTACTAAACTCGTTGAAGGCAAAGCATCCTTTTAAATGTGGATCATTCTCCAAAATCAATTTGAGGTTTTTTGCTGTGACTTCAAGCTCACCAGCTTTATTGATATCAAATTTTGCCTTCCACAACCCATCATCCTGAACCTTTTCCTCGCTGTCGGCTTCTCTATCATCCTCAAGGTCGAAATCCTCTGCCGCGCTTTTAATTCGTTCATCAGCGAGCATCATTTTCACTTTATCAAGCGTACGGACTTTATCGTTCATAGCCTTCGCTGAAGGTAATCTATTAACTGGTGTACCTTCTTTTGCATCCTCATCTAACTCATTAAATAAATGCAACCGTACTAAATCATAAGCATTTACAAGTTGTTCACTCACTGGATCCGTACCGTGATGGGAATAGGCAAACAGATCGTCATAAAGTACGAGTCCACCTGTTGTGGAGCCTCCGTTGAATGTATAACGACCATCACCAGCATCAGAATAAACATCTGATAAGAATGTTTCAATGGCTTCAGTAATCGAGTACGTGCGGCAGAACGCACCAACCATGCCCGGCTTAGATAGTGGATCGCCTTGTTTGTCCGCCATCTTTTTACGGCTCTCGCGTTGACGGCTAGACTCTGGCCATTCTGCTGGATCACGCCAATCGTTGTACATCTTTAATATCTCAGCCGGATCCAACCAAACTGCATCCTGGTAATCAAAAACGTAATCCCCGTCACTAGCTGTAGACGGCCAATACATTAAACGGTGCGGCTGATAGGTCGTATCATCGAAATAATCGATGCCAAACATATCAGCAAGTTTCTTCGCAACAGCTACATACTCTTCTGCTGATACTGGACGAGACAGTGGAATAATTAAGCGTATACGGGGCTTTTTAGACGTGTGCTTATGTGTACTATAAATCGCACAAGCGTTGTCAAAGAACGCTGTCACACCATCCCAGAAGTCGCCTTGTATGAAGTCGGCATCAAGAGTTATTAGTTGTCGCCAAGCCACGCTATCTGCCTTTCTTCGACCACCTTTTAAGCTTCCTCCCACAAAGCCCCCTACGTCTTTAATAGAGCCCTGCTCGTCCTTTGAGAGCTTCATATACTCCGCAAGGGATTCTTTTGTACGTACAGTTGTAGAAAGCTTTTTAAGGAAGTCACTGTACGTCATTTCTGTGTTCTTCCACGCTGTTGATCTACGTGATGTTGCTGTTGCAATCGTCAGCATGCCATCATGCTGTATTGCAATCACTTTGGGTTTTTCTGCTGACTGCTGCATGTGATTCAATCCTTTCTGAAAAATAATAGTGCCTCACATGGAAACAATTAGTATAATATAACTAATTATTGTAAGGATGGTGTATGATGCATGGAAATTGAAAATGTTGAAGATTTATATTTAAAACTTTCACTCTACAATCCAATTAACTTAAACAAAGATAATGAAGGAGACTTAGTTCGACTATTTTGTTATTCCGATGATCTACAGTTTGATTGCTACTGCCCTGAGTGTTCAAAAGAGTCTACTTTTGTTATGGTTAAGAATGAATTTTATTCTAAACCGCTCAGCACCGACTCAACAATTACCCTATTAAATATGTTGCATAGGTTTGGTCTACCACGAACTCAAATTTTTCGTTGCCAAAGAAATGGCCATATTTTCACATATAACTTTTACTTTAAGAACAGCCAATTAATAAAAACTGGGCAATATCCATCAATTGCTGATATTGAAATACCAAGTATCCATAAGTATAAGAAATTACTTAAGAGGGATTATAATGATTTTTCAAAAGCAATTGGACTACATTCACATGGTGTAGGGGCCGGATCATTTGTTTACCTAAGACGTATATTTGAAAATCTTATTGAAGAGATGCATATAAAGGCTAAATCCAATGAAGACAACGAAAACAATGAACCATGGAATGAAAAGTTATATCTAGAATCTAGAATGGATGAAAAAATCAAACTTCTTAAGGGTAGACTACCTGATATTCTAGTTGAGAATAGAGCAATCTACGGAATAATGAGCAAAGGGATACATGAATTAAGCGAAGACGAATGCAAAACTCTTTTCCCTGACGTTAAGCTTGGGATCGAATTAATCCTCGATGAAAAACTGTATGAGCAAGAAAAACAGTCTAAAAGAAAATCATTTAGTAGTTTCATAGCAAGCACGACCGCTAAATTAAAATCGTAATTTCAACCACCATGAATACCAACTTTACGAGGATAATTGACAATATTTTAAAGTTAATCTATAATTTATTAATACTTTAAGTGAGTATACATCAGTTGCAGGTTCGAGCCCTGCACTCCTCGCCGAGAAAATAAACATTGCTTTGAGTAGCAAGTATTGGATTATTGGTATTTTCATTGCTAATTCTCTATCAATTGCTATGTCGAATACATGGGAATCATTGACTAAAGAAATTCGGGAGTTGATTGTTATGGTAATGTTTACTACTATCACGCTATTAGTCTATGTGGCTTCTGAGGAGTTAGTTTAAAATTGGTAAAACGGTTGATATAAGAAACCAAGACTAATAGCACCCAATTCATCACTTTCGAGTGATGAATTTTTTTATTTCATTAACCCATCATAGTGTTCAACTGTCCAAACCATATTTTCCAGCCAAAATCTGAATCAAATCCTCTATTTCCTCCCGTGGCACATAACCATACACACCGTAACAGTCGTAATATTCCTCCCATTTAGTGGGTCTGTCTTCAAGTGGTGTTTCAGCCATGACCTCAAAGGCAGTGTATTGTTCTTTTTTAAGTGTTTTACGTGGAGTACAGTAGTGTCCATAGCTTGCTTGAACACTTAACCAATACTGCCCATTATTAAATGAGATACGATGGAATAGTCGAAAGCCGCTATTTGATTTCTCGACTACCTCCAATAGATTATTTAATAGGCACATTCATTTACCACCCTTTCAATGAAAAGCTTTATATACACTTTTTCTTTTATCTGGTAAAATATTATAGATTCAATTAAAGACTTAGAGGAGTAACAAATGGTATTGTCAATCGCTTATTGGTCTTTTCTAATTTGGCTTAGTTTATTTACAACAAGAAAGATATTAAATACACAGGAGAAGGTACAAAATATTGAAGAAATTACGTTAAATAAATTTGTCTACTTTCTATTAGGGTCACCCTTGTTAGTAATCGCTGCTATTTTAATATTTTTCTTATACATAACGTTAAATTTGTTAGTAAACTTTTTGCTTCCAATACTGCTGGGAGTAGTTATTTACAACATAATTGTATTCGGGGCGCAATTTTTACTCGATAACGGTACTAGTATTTCAAATCAAACATTTGGTTACTTGGCATTAACCACTACAACAATAGTTTATGCACATGTACCTATTTCTAAAAAACTATATTTAACTTCATTAACAATATTTAAATACATAGACAACTCAGATTTTGTGCATGATTTTATTAAACTAATTGAGAGAGGTGTTTCAAGAGGTCTTTTTAGAATTCATATCTATATACTCTTATCAATCGTTTATGTTTCATTCAACATAATTAATTTTGAAAACCGTTTAAATACAGATCCATTTAAATTTATAACAGAAGCTCTATTAACTTTTGTAATAATCGATACTGTAATAGTCTCGTTCAAAGAAATGAAATCACCAAAACCATCACCTTCGGATGGTGTCAAATAAGCAAGAGCATATGAGTGTTTGCATTCACTTTATAGCTCTTTTTTTATCAGATAATTTTAAATTTTGGTAGGATATTATTTTTGATTAACCTCTTTACCCATTCTTGATAAACGAGAAAATCCGTTAATAGCTAACCCTATTACAAAAAGCCCAGCTAACAAAGTTTGATTGATTTTTCCTAAACAAATATCATAAGCCCAGAGAAGATAAATATCATAAGTTAAATCGACAGTTACAACTAAGAAGACAATTGCCCAAAATAAATTTTTTATCATTTTTTATGCACATCCCTGTACATTTCAGCTAATGCGTGGAAAGTATTTTGTTTAGCAACTGTCATCAATTCAAAAACTTGATGTGGTGTATAACCTTCATCTTCGACTAGCCTTGCCATGCCAGCTACAATCGTTTGTAATCCTAAACTTGTATCTAATTTCTGCTTAAATTCTTGAGTGTTCATCAATCATTCACTCCTTTGATTTTGATATCAAGAGCTTCTAAAACAAATATAATGGCATCCTTCATTTGTACCCATTGAGCAACTTGGTAGTAATCAAAAATGCGTTCTTCTGGCGTTTTCTCAACTTCATAGCCATAGTAAAATGCATTACAGAAATCAATAAACTTCAAATCATGGATTGTTTGGAAATCTCCAAACTCATGAAATTCTTCGCTAATCCACCAGTTAATTGCAATATTAAATTGCTCATCTAAATCCGTAATATTGAATCTCTCTTTTTGCATAGTTTTAAAAGCTTCGATTGCCTCTGCAACCTCACGACTAACTTTCACTTTTTCAACCACTTGTCTCATTCCCCTTCCAATCTCGTAAACTTGTTCGGCTATACATTTGTGCATATTTCAAAGCTGTACGAGCTGATAATGCTTCAGCTTTCCAGTAAGAAGATTGTTTTACTAGATGCTCATTTACCACTTCCAATGCATCAATGTACTCTTGCTCATATACCATATCACCGTTTTCATGACGTTCGATTACTGCTTCAGCTTGTTTCAAGTCCATTTTCTTCACTCTCCTCTAAAGACTTTTTCAAAGCCATCAGATACACCATGCTATCAGCGTGTTCCTCCAGTGCATGTTGGCACCATTCAACTGGTGTAAGGTTTTCAGCGCGAACCGTTTCACCATACTTTCGAATGCCTTTATTCGTTTGATTCACAAACAGTTGCTGGATATCCCCCAATATGCTGTTCGACTGTTGAGCCTCATAAGCAGCAAGTTTTGCTTCAAGCTTTACAATCAAATGAGTTTGGGATTGTGTAAGTTCTCGGTAATAATCAGAAGCGTACTGTTCTGCCACTGTCGTAGCTGATTTCTTAGTAGGGATCTTGTTACCCAACCAAGCCTTTAACTTTTCAAACATTGTATTTCACCGTCCATTGTCATTTTCAAAATTAGCTCGTATTGATCATCATTAATCACCAATTTTGCATTGTCTTTAAAGCGTTGTAGAAACAGATTGGAACGTCTTTCATTCTCCCTTTGACGTTCTTGCCTCATCAGCCTTTGAAGCTCTGAGATACGAACGTTCTTATGTTTTAGCTCATTACGAATCTCAGCACGTAGCTTTTCTCGTCTCTTAAACTCTGCATAAGCTTCGATGCCTTCATTACCACAACCTTTGTAAGAACGGGTACGGTAATGTTGTAATTCGGCATCCATCTGTACAAGCTTTTCACGAAGCCGTTTTACATCCAGTATTAGGTTGTCATATTCTTTTTGGTACATGGCTTCAGCCCCTTTATCAACCCGCGGTTTATAAAAACAGCGTAATTAAACTAGTAATCGTTGTTTTGTCTATCGATGTTCTCTTGATGTTTCTTAGCATAGGCTTCTTCTACTTCTAGCCATGTGAAGCCTAACATCTCTACTAATCCAATGTACATGTTAAATGCTAAAGCGTACGTTTTCTGAGATTCTTCATCTGTTGCGATTTTTTGTATTAGTGATTTGTACTGCATAGTGATAGATGTTGTCTTGTATGCTTTTACTGTTGCGACTTGCCAACCAAGAACAATTCCTCTGGCTAAAATTAGGTGAAGTACATCGACAGTTTCTTCAAGTAACTTCTCACGATCAACATTCTTATTAAGCTTCCAGTACTTAAAGCCTTTCCACTCATTAGCTGATTCGGCTAGTTCCACTAATATAGCAAGTTGTTGTTCATTCAAGTAATCATGAATAGCAATACCATGCTTGTCAGCGATAAAGTTTTCAAGCTCAGCTTGTTTTGCGTATAGCATTTGCAAACGGCCACCCCAAACTTGCTCATTTAGTGTAGCATTTTCAGTTTTTAATGATTCAATGAAAGACAAAGCATCTTTTAGCTGTGCTTTAAAATCACTTAATTCCTTTTCAAGAATAGAAATACGATCAGTATCAGCTATTGGAGCATTAACCTCTTTTTCTCGCAATGCTGGGGTAGCTTTTTCTTTTTTAACAGATTTGTCATAAGCACGAATAAGTCCGTTATCCTTTTTAAATTTATAGAACTTATTGTTATCGATTCCTAGGCGTTTACGAATTACACTGTCTGTTAACCCTTGTGCTTTCATTTCGTGATAGGTTTCTACCGTCAACTGCTTAGTCATTTTTTCACCTTTACTTTCCTTTATTTTGGTTTTTATTGGCTGTACTTTTGGCTCCGGATTTGTAGGTTCAGAAGGAACACGTAATGCTCTAATAGCAATAATATTTTCTTCTAGTTTTAAACCGATTGCACGGTATACTGAATCATCCGTACACTTTAACTCTGTTAGCCTATTAATCTCAGCCAATAAGGATAACCTTTGTTTAAATAACGCATCTAGATTCATTAGCAGGATCCTCTCTTGCTTGATTTTTGATGCACCGGTATGGTTGTGGAATCTTCTAATGACCAGCCTCTTTTTATTCGAGTAATAATAGTTCCGTAAGGTATCCCATTTTTCAATGCAGTAGCAATTTGTTCATCTGTAAAACGTCTCTTTCGAGTAGAACGAGTTGCAGCATCCTTTGGATTCATTCCTGTTTTCATCCTTGCACTAAAAGTCTCTCTACTAATACTGTGTTCTTTTGCAACTTGTTTCCACTCCATCCAAGCAAGCGCTGTTGCCGTTACAACCCTTGGTTCTACCGGAGCTATTAAGGAACTATCAATTCCTTTAATCTTGTTAGCTTTACGATAGTTGCGAGTAACAGCGATGTACTTTTTACCAATTCCAGTTATTTTGTTGAAAATAGGACAACCCTCACAAGCTGTTACGTCTTGTCCTTTTACAGAACAATTGGTGCAATGCTTGTCAGTCAATCTTCGTTCTTGCAAACCTAGCTCTTTCCGTTTGGCATTAGCCTCCTCGCGGTCCATAAATTCACCTACTTTCTAACTGTAATTTGCCATTGCTTCAAGATCATCATGAATTTCTTTAAGGCGCTTCTTACTACGAATAATTTCAGAGTTATCATTGTCTTTTAATGCTTGTGACAAACTAGCAAGCTCATAATCTTGTTCAAGCGCTAACATATTACGGTACTGACGTTCAATATCAACTTTGCGGATGATTTTAACTAACGGTTTCATAAATTCAATCCCTTCGTTTATTGAATGTTCTCGTTCCTTTTTGGTTGATAATTTCCTCATATTGTTCAGTAAATTTAATCTTCTAATGCTCTAATTACAAATTCCCTTAAACTTAAACTGTCTGATTCTAGGTCAGATACCAAGTCGTCAATTTCATCCTCTGTTAAATTTTCATCGCAGTTTTCTGCTACAAAACTATAAAGTTCTACACTACTGCCTTGTAGCTCTTTTATAAAATCATAAAGTTCATTTTCAGACATATTAAACCTTCTTTCTTTCTGAACATTTTCTTTCTTATTTTTAGATTTCGTTTAATGAGTACACTACTATGCCATCTGAAATCAAATCAGATGTAAATTCATTAGCCTTCTCTCTTGCCTTTTTAATAATTTCATCTGCTTCTGTTTGTGATATAGCAATATACTGACCATACGTTAAAATATGGTCGATTTTATCATTGATACTCATTTATTCACCTCGTTTACTGAACAAAATCTTTCTAATGAGTTCTGCAAGGCAATACAACTATTTGGATCGATTCATCTGCAGAACTGAAATAGCATGGTCGATACTTGCCAGTAAACTGCATCTTACAAGTTTGTAAACCTAAATCCTTTAGCAACTTGAATGCCTTTGCTAGTAATGAAACATCAAAATGAATATTAATCTCACTTTGGTTTGGATCTTTATCCGTCAGCTGATAGGTACTGGTAAACTCAATACCTTGATAGAATATTTTGTATTGGTCACCTTCTGTCTCAAATCTGAATGCTCCCTGAGGTGATCCACCTTCTACCTTTTTCACTGCCTCTAATGCTTGTGTTAAGAGCAGCATTTCTTTTACATCTAATTCAAGTGTTTCTGTTATTTCAGAGTTGAAGAACTTCGAGTAATCATATACCGGTACTTTAGAAGGTTTGTTATCAAGTGTGATTGTACGATTTGGTTCATCTGGACACACATTCTTGACTAGAACTGCAGAAATCGCATTTGTCATGAAAACATTTCCATCAGAATCAATATGGACAACATGACATACATCTTTTTCATGTTCAAAATTTGTAAAGTGCTTTGCGTGTTTCATGAGTGTATTGAGCATTCTTTGACATCTCCCTTCTCGAATAATGAAAGTTCAACATTGTCAGAAATAACTGCTATAAAGTATACTTTTAAACTACCTTTTGAACCTGTGTGAGTATTTAAGTAAGCCATTTGTAAACCATCCTGGTACTGTGTATATTCAATTGTCCAAAACTTTCCTGATAGCTTCTTCAGCATTTCATCGATGATTTTTGAGTTAACTACTGCATCTGTTTTTAAGCGAACAGGTTTTGTTTGGCTAAGATTTTTAAAGTCAGAAATACTTGATTTACGTACACAAATCTGAGATTTTAATGTCTCAATCCGAGATTTAATATAAGTAATTCTTTCATCTATTCGATCATGTTGTTCTCGATTTTCTTCATTCTTTCGACCAATCTCACGCTTTTGCTGCTGTTCTGATTTCAAATCAGTTTGACACACCTCGATTGTTTTATTGAAGTCCTTAATTTCAACTTCATAGTGTTTTATTTCTTGTGCAATCCACTCCTTAAACTTCATTTGCTTCACCTACCATTGCTAGTAGTTCTTTTAGCTGACCAGATAAAGCAAGAAAAGCATAGCGATCACCAGCATCAATTGCCCTGTCGATTGCAAATTTAAGGTTTGCAATTTGTGCTCCCAGTACGGCATCACACATGTCTTCTTTAGATGCATCGAAACAGATTTGATGATAAGCATTTACCGAGTCACAAAGTTTATAATTCTTCGTTATTAGTGAACTTCTGCAATTTACTCCTGTTTGTCCAAAATCCATTGACATACAAATACCTCCTAATCCTTTTTATAGAATGGTGTTTCAAAGCCATCAGCCTCTAAAGGAAGTCCTTCAGCCCAGCTAATAGGTTGACCCATGATTTCTTCAATTATTGCAATTGTTGTATCTTCCTCTAACTCCATAACAACCTCATCATGAATATGCATGACAATTTCGTATCTTTCTTTGTCTAGGCGTAACATCGACATTGCTAAGCAGTCTCTGGCAATCGCTTGGACTGCGTTCTCGGTAAGTTTCCCTCCGTATGTTGATGTCTCACACCAGTTTTTTGTGGTACCATCAACACCCCAAAAAACGATTTCCTGTTTACCTTCAAACTTTTGATGATCACGTAATCTAGCTTTGTAGTAGCAAAGTCTACGACCACTTGGTAGTTGCATCATAAGAGAGCCGTGATGCATGAAGAAATACATACCCTTATTAAATGGAATGACGTCACCAGGATTCTCGATAGCTCGCATAGCAGCTGCCTCTATATCCCACCAAAGCTTTTTAATTTTAGGGTTTGCTTTACGCCACGCATCAACCAACGGTTTAAGTTCTGATTGTGGGATACCCATATCAAGAGCACCCATAGAGATAAGCGCATTTTCTCCGCCTTGGTAGCCAAGTGCTAATTCTGCAACTTTACCTTTTTGGCGTAATGGTGAGCCCTTATCAATCGTTTCAATTGGCACTTTAAACATTTGTGCTGCAGAAGCTTCGTAAATCTTACCGTGTGTATTAAACACTTCTAAGCGCCATTTCTCACCGGCTAGCCAAGCAATTACGCGAGCTTCAATAGCTGAGAAGTCACTTACTGCAAAAGTCTTTTTCTCGACTGGAATAAAGGCTGTTCGGATTAGCTGTGATAAAACGAATGGCACTTGGTCATATAACAATTCAAGAGTTTCTAAGTCAGAATTTTCAACTATTTCTCTAGCAACTTCAATATCTGAAATCTTGTTTTGAGGTAGGTTCTGCACCTGTACCAAACGTCCAGCCCATCTTCCGGTACGACTTGCACCGTAAAACTGTAGTAAACCTCTTACGCGTCCATCTGAACAAACAGCAGCTTTCATCGTGACAAACTTGGCTGTACTTGTTTTAGATAGTTCCTGCCTGATTTCAAGCATGGTACGTATATCGCCATCTGTTTTTTCAATGGCCTTTTTCACTGTCTCTTTTTGAAGATTCGGAAGCTCTAAACCTTGCTTTTTAAACCACTCCATCAGTTGTTTCGGGCTATTTGGATTTTTAAGCCAAGTGATACTTTGTCCAGTTTTCATCAGAATCGCTTTGTAAGCTTCATCGATTGCAAGTGCTCCATCTACCACATCCATATCTAACAGGACACCACGGTCATTAATCTCCTGGTCTAAGTGATAGAGTGCCATCTCGAAACGATCTGATTTACTTCCAAGGTTAAGGTACTTGTCCACCGCATCTCCGACAGCTTTTTCTGTTTCTACGTCCTGTCGGCAATAGTCAACAAATGCATTCCACTTTTCTAAATCATCTTCAGGCATATTACGTGTTCGCTTATCATTTTTAGTCGGCTTACGTGGTTTCGAGAAGAAGTTAATCAAGAGTGTACCTGCGCTATCTTTTTGTTCATCGAGCTCTAATGCAAGAGCAGAGTTTTTAAGTGTTGCTGGTAGTCCTGCTTTCATGGCGTCAACCATTGTGCAGCGCCACTGTTTAGGATCTAAGAAGCCAAGGTCTGTAAAGCTTCTAAACATCTCAATAGGCTCATAGTTTCGTTTGAGATAAGAACTTAACGCAATTCGTTCGAATTGAGCATTGAATGCTTTCTTTAACACCTTGGGGTTATCTAAAGCTTCAATTATTTCAGGTGGTATATTTTCACCTCTAGCAAGCTCAACTGTTATTGTTGGTTGCCCATCTACTGAATAAGCAAAGATGAGTATGTCAAAGTCAGGAGCTTCACAGTACTTGTAGACACCAACTTTTTTTAGGTCATAGCTTGAATATGTTTCGATGTCGATGTTGAGTGTTTTCATTCTGAATCACCTTCAATAACTTCAAAACGTTTAACCCATCTTCCCTTAAAACGAACTTCTTCAAAAAACATATCAATTGGTCTGACCCAAATTTTTTTATCGATATCGTTTTGATAGACAACCACTTCATCAGCTGTTTCTGATTCCGTAGCTATTCCAATTACAGTATATTGGCCACCTTTATAATGTTTGATTTTTGTTCCTTTTTCGAAATTCACCTATTCCCACCACCTAAAAATTCTTGAAGTTGTGTCAAAGTCATTTTACTTACTAGCTCATGTGCTTTCTTCCGAGCTATCTTTAAATCTTTCTGATGCTGTACTGACGCTTCAAATCCTTCTTTTGTGAGCCACAGACGATAATGAGTACCCCAACCACTGGACTTCACTTCATGTGAGCGTTGATTGATACGCTCTGCTAAGAACTTTTTTTCCAGTAAGTTGTCTTTGTGCTTCTCGATTAATTCTAGTCGCATCGCATAAGCACTTGTCTTATTTACTTCGATGATTTCATGTTCAGATATTGAGCGCTTGTCTTGTCGTAAAAACCTTTCAACAGGCTCAATCCAAACTCGCTGACCAACTTCTAGGGGCTGATATTTCTTAGCTTTCGCCACCATACATCCCCTCCTCCACAGCTTTCCAGAAGTCCTCGACACTAGCCCATAGCTTAAATTCATACTTACTGTTTTTGTGCTTGCTTGTTAGTGTATTGGAGTGAAAGCGACGTTCGTGTAAGTGATTCAATGGCCTAGCATAAATGCCACCTTTTTCAATACGAGTAATGATGTGTTCAGTAATGTACGGTTTGGATTGTTCCACAGTGTTTCTGACTGACACCCATGCACGTTGATTTACTTCAAACTTTGGTTTCATTAGATAGCCTCCTTCTTAAATCTTGACTGACCTGTACACATTTCAGGAAGATTGGCTCGAACCAAAGCTTCAACTAATTGAGGTGGCACGCTATTTCCAACCCTACGTATTTGTTCAGCTTTAGTGCCAGTTCTAACGTAGTTATCTGGGAAGCCTTGTGCAGCAAATAATTCATGTGGCTGCATCATTCTTAATCCGATATCAATAATTTGCTTACCTTTTACTACACAAGTTGTTAGCGCAAAACGGTCTTTAGTTGTAATAGTATGAAGTGGTTCGTTTAGTCCCTGTGCAGTGCTTTGTCCATAATATTTAGTCATGAATGCGTAAACAACGGCAAAGCGATTACCTCCAGCTGTTATTGTGTGTAAAGGGGAATTTAGTGATAATCCTCTTACTTCATTTTCAGTGCGTTCTGTATAATAACTGATTAAATATGCAGCTATATCCTCACTGACCATATACGGGTCATCTGCATTAATAACAAACTTATATAACCCTTTTTCAATACGGTTTAAGGTATTTGGTACTAAAGGCTTTTTGCGGTCAAATATACTTGGGACAGGCAAACTCCAATCCAAGATTTCAGCAGTTACTCTCCAAGGTTTTAATTTCCCTGATTTTATTGCTAAACTTTCAGGATCTCCGTGTGTAGGTTCAGGCCAAACGATTGCCTCACTATCACATCGAGCAACTAAGAAGAATCGTTTTCTACTTGTTGGCGCTCCATAATCACACGCAACAAGTTCTTTCCATTCCACTTCATATCCGAAAACCTCTAAGGATTTAACGAAGCTTTTAAAAGTTTCGCCTTTTAATTCTTTATCTGGTTTTCCATCTTTTAAGGGTCCCCAATCTGCAAACTCTGGTACATTTTCCAACATAATTACTCGTGGGTGACAATTTGTTTTATAAAGTGCGACTACCCATTGAATAGCAAGCCAAGCTAGTGCTCTTATTTGTTGTTCTACAGGCTTACCACCTTTAGCTTTACTATGATGTGTGCAGTCAGGGCTGAGCCAAAATAGCCCTATCTGTCGACCTTTTGTAGCTTCAACTGGATTAACAGCAAATACATTTTCTTGATAGTGTTCAGTGTCCGGATGATTCGCTTTGTGCATCTCAATAGCTGCTATGTCGTGATTAACTGCGATATTTACACTTCTTCCTGTTGCCATCTCAAAACCTGTACTTGCTCCTCCTCCACCAGCAAAGTTGTCGATAACTATTTCATTTACATCTGCTTTTCTAATTCGATTACGATGTAACCTCAAATTGTTTCCTCCTTCCCTTCGTTACACCTAAAAACTTGTATTTCTTCCTATTAAATAGGTGTTTTAGGTATAAAGAAGGGAAGGCCTAAAAATAGACCTTCCTTATGCAGTTTTAGTCGAGTAAATCCTCGTCTTCATTAAAATCGTTGTCCACCTCATCAGCGAAGTCAGATTCAGCAGATGCACCACCAGCTAGACGTTCACCATCACGAGTTTTGAATAAGTTTTGTAGTCCAGCTGCAATACCGCGATTACCATTAGCGTTGAATGGGTAGAAGTTAACTGAAACTTTGCCGTAGCAACCACTGTAAAACTCATCCTCATCTGTGATTTCAACGACAGCACCAGTACCCTTTTTCACGATGCCGGGTTTATTTTTAGATGTTGCATTGAAGAAGTAGTGTCCTGCATACGTTTCATCATCTGGACGCTCTTCGTCGCCATCACGTAAAGGCGTTTTAAGGTTGCCTGGAATCTTACCATTCCATTTTGCTTTACCTTCTTGCTTAGCAGCTTCAATTGCTTCATTGATTTTTTTGATTGTATCTGTATCAGATTTTGGGATAAGTACTGCCACAGAATATTTAGGCTCATTTCCTTCAATTGCTTTTGGCTCCCATACATTTGCATAGCTCATGCGAGCCTCATTAGTAATTACTTTAGTACCTTCACGTTTTGCCATTTTAAAATCCTCCAATGTTGGTTTTATTGTTTTTGTTCGATAAGAGCTAACTGCCCACCGTCCACTTGTATACTGCTCGATATGCCAATCTGCAATATCACCCATCTGTTAACCCTCCTAAAAGTCTTGTAATGCTTTTTCAGTTAATCGAATGGTACGAGGTTTTTGCTGTTCCATTTCGATATAACCTTTTTCAACTAAGTTAATTAAATGTCTTTGTACAGTTGATACGGAAGAGAGGCTGACACCTTCTGCAATCTCTCGCACTGTAGGTGCAAACGTATTTTGTTGTCTAAAATCGTGTATGAATAGGATGATTTGTCTTTTACGATCACCTAAGCCCTTTGCTGTTGTATTCATGCCTGTCACCTCTCTTTTTATCAACCAACTGTTTTCAATCAACCTTTTTATAAACCATCGGTTTACGAATTAACCAAGTAAATCGTCAGCAAAATCATTAGTAGCTGATTCAGCTGATTGAATAGATGGACGCTTATCATCTTCAGTAACAAGTACTGGCTTACCTGGTGGTTTTACAATTACGCCTTCTAAGATCTCAGCAAAAGCTTTTTTGCCGACTTTCTTTTCTAGGTTTGTGATTGTTTCAAGTTTTCGTGGAGCGTATAAGTCATCTTCTTTAACTCCACCTTTTTCAAGTAGCAATTCAATTGCTTTTGCTTCATCGGTAATGGCCCGATTGCTACGACCTTCAACTAGTTTAAATCCTTCGTAGCTTGTCCCGTTAAGTGCTTGGTCCAATGCAAAAGCTTTAATGTCCTTACACCATTTTTCAATATCATCGACCACGAATAGGATTTCAGCTAATTCAGCATCTGTGAGTGTTGCTGGTTCAGGTGTATCAAGTTCAATAGAACCATCTTCAGCAAACTCAGCTTTGGCTGTTTCAAGTGCTTCATCGGCTCTAGCACGGCAACTAGATTTGATCTTACAGAATCGACAATGTTCACCAGGTACATAATCACCATCACCGTTATCAGCCATTTCAGCTTTAGGCTTTACCTCTTCATTAGCCCATTTATATAAATCATCAGCTGACATTTCGAAAGTCGAGATGTTGTCTAGTCTCGGTTGTACAATTGTCATGTGTACCTCCTGAATGTCATACAACACATCATGAGCTGTTATGGCACCAAGAGCATATAACTTTAACTGAGGATTTTCATAAGCATCTACTGGTACACCTTTACCGTATTTCAAATCGATAATCTCTAAAACTCCATCTCGTACGATAAGAACATCTCCAGTACCAAACCCTTTAGGTACCCACTGACTGAAATCAAGTCGCTGTTCAATTAGCACAAGTGCATCTGGTGTTTCTAACCGTGCAGCGTTCACACGTTCCATGACAAAGTCCGTATAGACTTCAACCATATCCTCCATCTCTGGACCGTAGAACTGCTTTTCCTTTTTGAACTTGTTGATCCGTCTAGTTGCTTGTGCTTTTGTGATTGTCCCAAGTTCACGTTCTAAAATGATCTCACTGTATTCATGGGCTTGCGTACCTTCTTCAGCAAATGGACTTTCTTGTTCAGAAATCCCTTGATTGATTAACTCTTGCATGTACAACCCTTCGGCTCTTACAGAGGGTGTACATGTTAACCAGCGCTTTGATCCTGAGGCACTTAATAGTGCATGGGCACGTTCGCTATGTCCTGTCATTACTCTTCACCTACAGCTTCCTTAATTGCTGTTAATAATTCAGGGAACGAAGCTTCAGGCACAGCTGTAAGCTTAGGCGCATCAAAAGAAGTTAGAATTGCTTTGAATTCAGCCTGACGTCCATTTGAAGTTAACTTTTTAGCTTCAGCTCGAACCATTTCAATCGTAATACCGTGGTCAACAGACTCTTCTTTGTTAGACTGTTCTGTGGCTTCAGCTTCAGCTTGATCTTTTGCTTTATCAATACGAGCCTGTTTTTCAGCTTGGATTCGATCATATTCAGCTTTAGAGATTTCTACTAGACCTTGATCAAGGTGCTTAGTTAATTCTTCTCCTTTATTTATTTCAAGAACAGCACCTGATTCTTCATGGAAAAGGTACGTTCGTTTGGTTGCTTTGGTTGACGAATCTTTATTTGTAGAAACATCTGGAGTTTTTGTAATCTCAACTGCATCAGCTACTTTAATATCTTGCGATTGACTACCGATTGCTTCAAGGAATGCACTAAATAAACTTATAATCTGTGAATCTGCTTTAATAACATGGGTAACTTCAATTTTCATTTTTGTTTTCTCTCCTTTTGTGCTACAATAGCACTGAATCATTGGTGTGATTTGTAGTGATCGTTAACTGTTCCAGCAGTTAGCGATTTTTTACGTTCATGGACTGTTGCGCCCAATACCTCAATAAAATAATCTTCGATTGAGTCGAGATGGATTGCTTTATCATTTACTATGAAGTAAGCATCACCCTCTTTAATCTCTTTACCAAACATATCAGTTGGTGCTTTTGGATTCATCTTCCCACCTACCTTCCAAAGATTAATTCAATATCAGACTTTTTAGCTTTACGAGCTTTTAACTTCAAATCCGATTCACTATAGGTAGCTGAACGAATCATATCACTAGTGAGACGTTGTTCTTCAACAAGTTCAGCAATACCTTGAGTGTTCAAATCTTTTTGCGGAACCTCAAGTTCTTCAGCAAGCTCCTTTTTATTCAGCACACTTTTTGTGACATTTCCTACAGTCAGTACATAAGGCATGTCATTCTTGTATGCTAGTACTTTTCCGTGCTTTTGAATGTGATCAAACAACTTAGCTTCAAGCTTGTCCTGTTCATCTTTTAGATTTGCACGTTTACGCTTGATATCTTCGATTTGCTGATATAAACCGTTAGCTTCAGATTGTTGAATTTGGGTGTTGATTTGTAAATCATTCATAAGCTTGTCCTCCTATACAGTTTTATGGTGCAGGTATTACTTTGGCTTGTCCTGTATATCGATGCATTAGCTCCCACTCTTCAGGAGTGCATTTTGAGATTAGCCAGTTATCACTATTTAGGTTCAGTGACTGGAGATACTTTCTCTGAGCAACTGTTAAACGTTTTCCGTTTTCCGTTTTTCATATGCAATTACCCTTTTAAAAGTTTAATAGCATCTTCAATTACACGCTTTTGCTCTTCTGTTGTTAGTTCGCCAATCAGCTTTTCTAGCTCAAACTGAGTACGCATCTTGCTCTCACTTACTGGCTCGTATTTACGAAGAATGATGTTGCCACCTTCAGTGAAGATTTCTAATGGATCCTTCTCTTTGATTTCCAAATTATCGCGAAGCTCCTTTGGAATTACAACGCGTCCTAGCTCGTCTACTTTACGTGTGATACCTGTTGATTTCATGAAATGTTTCCTCCTCGTTTTTAATAATGCAAGGTATTTCTAGTCCATTTCCTTGCGAGCTATTGATAGCCCTGCGATATCTGTTACCGCTCTGGGAACTCTACCTTTTAAAGTTACCAAAGCGAGAACAGTGTCTCGCAATCTATTTAAACAGTGGACTTTTCTAACTTAGCAGCCATCCTGATGAATGCACGATGTTTTGGTTTTGTTTGCCTTAGTATCCTTACTTTCGCTTCTAGATCATCACCTTCGGCTCTTAAGTTTCGTACATCTTGTGATACTCGACAAACATCCCCTGCAGTAAGAATGGCGGACATAAAAGTAGCGTATTTCTGCATAGCAGCACCTGGCTTTCTTTGTGTTTTAGGTTTATTTAAGTTAGTTATTTTAAAAAAATACATAAAAACCTTGAAATTAAAGCCTAAAATCTGTTAGAATGTAAACAATTAGTTTATTGATTATAGTCAACAAGCTCTTACTTTTGTTGCCTATAAGTTATGCTGATTCACTTGATGTTGGCGCATCGAGTAAATCATTTGTTTCTTTCCAAAGTCTTTTAACATCTTTTTTACCGTCACCCCACGATTGCATTATGTCGATTGCGGCTGCAGGATCAAGTTTTGATAACTGACTAATCTTCTTTGGTAAATTAGAGACAATTGTAACGATTTCCATATCGATAGGTAACATGGTGGCACTCGCCTCCTTTTATTTTGGAATAGACCTAAACCAATAGTTTATAAACCGGATATAAAAGTATATAAACCAGCAGTTTAATAAAGAGGTAAAAATATAACCAAACTAGAACATTTGTGGACAGAGCAGAAGATTATTAGAAAAATCAAGTGCCTAAATTGCTTTAGTCCAGTGTAATGCTTGTTTGTATTTCCCATATTATCAACTCTTGGTTTATAAATCAAGTATTTATTTACATTTTTAAAAAATTTTAATAGAAAAGGTGAATCTTATGCCAAAGAATAAAAGAGATCAAAATATAGAAATTAATACTCCAATAGAAATAAAAGATGATGAAATCCCTATTATCGATAGAGTATTCTTAATCAGCCCTATCATAGGTGACAAACTTAAATTGCTTCGTAATCTTAAAAAATTAACACTTGGTGAAGTTGCTAACCGAAGTGGCTTCTCAGCGCAAGCTATCAGTCTATGTGAACGTGCTAAACGAATGCCTTCACCAAATATGCTCCTTGTCTTATCAAAAATTTATGATTACTCGGAAGAAGAGTTATTCAAGCACAGAGAAGAAACTATCATTGATTCAGTAGAAAGATACGGAAAAGAAGCCCCAGTAAGTGTGCTAAATGAATATGAGATCCTTATGAATGCTCGTGAGAATAGTTACCCTCTTTCCGAATCTAGTCCATCTTTTGTAAACGAACCAAGTTCTGGATACATTGTTGAAAAGAAAATACCTAAAGATTACCTTAATTTAGGTACTGAACCAGCAACACAAGAAGAAATTGAGATGGCAAAAGCTTACTTGCTGGCACTTCGTACAATCAAAGGTGAAAAATAA